AATTGAGCGCAACGTCTGGGCGCTGTACGAGAAGCAGAAGAAGGACAAGGAAGGCGCGTCGGAGTGGGTCATGATCGAGAACGGCGTGAACTCGCTCGGCGAGATCGCGCTGACCACGCTCTACACGAACAAGACCGTCTTCATGTGCGGCAGGCCGTGGCTCGAAGACATCGCATGGCTGAACGTCGCGCACTGGCAGAGCGACAGCGATCAGAGGAACCTGCTCCACGTAGCACGAGTCCCGATCCTGTTCGCGAAAGGCTTCGGCGACGACGACAGCAAGTTCTCCCTGTCAGTCGGGGCAGCTACCTACGTCAAGGGACCGTCGAGCGCGGACCTGAAATACGTCGAGCATTCAGGCAAGGGCATCGAGGCAGGGCGCAACGATCTGAAGGACATCGAAGAGCGCATCCAGCAACTCGGGCTGGAGATGCTGATCAAGCGTCCGTCCGGCAACACGACCGCCACGGCGCGAGCACTGGATCAGGCAGAGGCGGACTCGGCTCTCGGCATGGCATCGCAAGAACTGGAGAACGCGCTCGAAGAGATGCTGGTCTGGTTCGCGAAGTGGCTGGAGATCGGAGATGACGGTGGCTCCCTGTCCGTGTTCAAGGACTTCGGCATCGAGAGCGCAGACGCATCAGACATCGAGATTCTCCTGAAGGCGAAGCAGGCAGGCGAAATCTCGCAGGTCACATTCCTGAAAGAGATCAAGCGGCGCGGACTACTGGCCGACGACTTCGATCCGCAGACCGAGATCGATCTGCTGGACATCGAGGGCGCAGGCACGGCATCCATGCTCGAAGAAGACGAGATCGATCCGCTCACGGGCGAACCTACGGGCGAATCGAAGGACGTCCCCGGCAGGAACAAAGTCGGCGACGTCACGAGCGAGGAAGGCGGTCACAGGCACACGCTCGAAGAGAACGGCAAGATGTCCACCGAACTCGACGAGCACGGCGTCTCGCATACGCACACATGGGAAGAGATGGCTATCCGGACGTCCGTGGACGAAGGTCACAGCCACGTCCTGCTGACGCGCGCAGCGCAGACGAAGGCTCCCGCTCCGCAGATACCGCCGCCCGGAGCAGGCGGCGACGAGGATGACGAGGACGGCGCTGGAAACATGCCGCCGAATCTGGCAGGCTCTAACGACGAGTAGGAGAGGACAGCATGAGCGGACCATTACCGAAACAGCAGAAGAGCAGGTCGCCGAAGGGAGAGCCTACAGAAGACGTGATCTCGAAAGAGGACGCAGTCAAGCTCGCGAAGGCGGTCGATTACGAGAAGGTCGCGACCACGGACTTCGGTTCGTGGATCGAGCCGGATGACACAACTGACCAGAACGGCGACGGCAGTTCTGAAGAGGGAGACGAAGACGATGGCATCGACAGTTAAAGGTTCAACCCGCAAGGGCAAGCGAGTCACGCACTCGCCGAAGTCGCTTCCCAGTGGAGCGCGTTCCCCGGACAGCGTTCCGGGCGGCTCGGCAGGCGGCGGCATGGGCAAGGGCGCAGGTCAGAGGAATCTGGCAGGTCATGGCAATCGGTCGCTCGGGTCGCTCCGTTAAACCCCGGCGCACGGTAACGACGCCGACGTACACGAAGCAGTCGTTCCGTGAATTCAAAAAGCTGAACGTCCCGCCTCGCGCGGGACGAGCACTTACCTCGTTCAAGCGGAGAAGCTGATGCCAGTGAAACGCTGCATGAAGAACGGGAGACCGGGATTCAAGTGGGGCGATCAGGGAAAGTGCTACACCTACAATCCAGCGAACGACGCGAGCAGGGAGCGCGCGAAATCTAAAGCCTCGAAGCAGGGACGCGCGGCACGAGCAGCAGGATACAAGGGATGAAGTACGGCAAGCGGAAGAAGGGACGTGGCAAGCGTAAACGATAAGATTCACGACCGCATGATCTCGCACGACATAGAGATGCGGCGCGTGGACGGCGGTCGTCGGCGCAAGGCCGAGAGGCGAATCGACCAGCTTTCCGATGACCTGAAGGCGCTGATGGCGAAGATCGATCCCTTCGGCACAGAAAACACGAAGGCACAGGAACGCCGTCTTGCGAAGCTCGACGAAGAAGCAGGGAAGCTGATCGCTGAAGCGTACGCTGAACTGTCCACGGAAAACAGGAAAGACCTGCGGCGGGTCGCTAGGGTAGAGTCAGAAGCCATCGCGAAAACAATTCGGGAAGAGCTTCCATGAACATCACAAAGGCACACATCAGCATCGGATCGCTGATCACAGTGGTTCCGATACTGGCGGGCGCTGTTCTCTGGTACGACGGTCTTCAGGCATCGGCACACGAAGCGATCACTGCGCAGGTCATGGCAGCGGACGTGGAACTCGATCTTCAGCGGGTCGAGCTTGAACTGAAGCTCCTTCGTTCAATTCAGGAAAGACGAGAACTGACGCCAGACGAACTCGACAGGCTGGAATATCTGAAGCAGCTTCGGGAAGTTCTGATCGCGGAGCAAAGGAAGAAGGTGGCGTAGCCGTGGACTATATCGTCGCGACATTTATGACGATCTGGGGTACATTCATCCTTTTCACGGGCGCGGTCTGGCTGACGGTCGTCTGCTGGCGGTTCTGGAGAGAACTACATGCCGGTCATTCGGTTCAAAGGAAACACGCTGGACCCTGCGACGATAAATGCCCTTGTCGCAGGGACTCTGGTAAACGGTAGCCGCCCGTCCGCATGGTGGAAACGCCAAAGCGTCGATTTCCGAAACAGCTTCATGGACACCGTCCGCACATCGATGCGGAACGGGGAAAGTCTGACGCAGGCCATCACGCGCGTCACAGGCGGAACCATCGACGGAGTCACCGTTCCCGGTCTCATGAAGACCACGAAGGCGAAAGCGGGGGCGCTGGTCTCGACTAGCATGTCGGCGGTCACGAACGAGGCCGCACTGAAATCCTTCCAAGCGAACAACGACGTCATCAAGGCGGTCGCGCAACTCTCAACGCTGGACAATCGGACGAGCGACATCTGCATCGCATACAGCGGGCAGGTCTGGGACGTCAATACGCTCCAGCCGATCCCGGAGATGGGCGGCTCTCTTCCCTACAACGGCGGACCGCCGCGTCACTTTAATTGCCGCAGCAGACTCCGTCCGGTAACTAAGAGCTTCCGCGAACTCGGTCTCGACAAGGACGAATTCCCGCCGTCTACTCGGGCATCTATGGACGGCGCGGTTCCCGAAGACATCTCGTTCTCCGACTGGCTGAAGACGAAGCCAGATTCCTTCGCCGACGATCTGCTAGGACCGGCACGCGCGCGACTCTGGCGCAACGGCGACATCAATCTGACTCAACTCGTGGACATGCGCGGGAATCCGATGACGCTGACGCAACTCGAAGCGAAGGTAGGCATCAGACCGCAGCCGCGTCCGAAGATCAGACCGCAGCCTAAGACGCCGCCGAAGCCCGAAGTGAAGATGGTCGATTCGTTCCTAGAGACGGACGTCGAAGGCGTGTTCGTCCAGATTCCGAAGGCAGACTACGACGAGATTCTGGGACACTCGAAGCGGCTCGTGAAACGCGCAACGGAAGCCGACGACATCGTCACGCAGGAGATCATCGATCTCGCTGATGACGTCGGGGCGAAGTTCCCGTCTGCCATCATCGACGACGTAGACACGCCGAACGGATCGCTCGAATTCAGGCTGAAGGGCGACGAGTCAACGGCGCGCAAAATCCAGACCTACGCACGGGACCGCAATCTCAGCTACAGCGAAGCGGCGGACCAGATCAGCGATTCACTCCGCTATACATACGTGCTCGACGAGGACGACTACGTGGACGGCGTCAAGGCGATCATGGAACGGTTCGCGGAGATGGGCTACAAGAACGGGAAGTTCGATCCGGCGTGGCTGACTCGACCTGACTATCGCGGCTTGAACATCAACATGATCTCGCCGCAGGGCGTACGCATGGAGCTACAGGTTCACACTGCGCGATCCTTCTACGTGAAGCAGGAATTGAATCACGCGCTGTACGAGGAATTCCGCACGCTATCGAAGGCGATGCAGAAAGGTCCGAAGGGGCAGGCGATTCAGGCCGAGATGCTGAAGAACGCGCAGTCGATCAAGATGCCACGGAACATCGAGTTCCTCGACGACCTGAAGGCGATCTACAACAACCCGACGGTCGCGAAGCAGAACCAGATTCTCATCCAAGCATCGCAGCGGGCGGCGCAGCGAGAAGCAACGGCTCTTCGCTCGAAGCTCCCGTCAGAGCAGCTTCGAATCGTGGACGATCCGATCAAGTCGGAGATGCACGCGCGGGCATTCCTGAAGAACCTCGACTACGACGACCGCTTCATCGACGACTTTTTCTCGGCGGACCTGCTGCTCCTTCAGGAGTGGAACCCGCGACTCGCGCGCGAGTGGAAGAAGGCCGCAGAGAAGGCGATGAAGAAGAAGCTGGCGAAGGAAGCGGAACTGGCGGCTGCGCAGAACCCGCACGCCGAAGCCATCGAGTCTGCGATGAAGGGCGAGTACAAGAAGTTCGGCGAGACGAAGGAAGTGATCGCCATCCACAAGGAATCGTTCGATGCGGCTCCGTCCTACATTCGCTCGGCCATCGCACAGCGCAAGCCGCTGAACCAGTTCGTCTACAAGAAGGCCGACTTCAAGCCGAAGGACGGCGCGTGGTACGACGACATCCAGAATCGCATCTACATGAACGAAGGGACGCATCCGAACAAGATCGGATGGCAGTCAACGTGGCGGCACGAGTACGGTCACGCTGTTGACTACGGGCTGGCGGCGCGCTACTACGAACTGGCAGGCGTCCCGGCATCCGTGGATAAGTGGGGAGCGCCGATCATCTCCGCGCGGTTCAACTCGTCTCTCCTTGCGGACAGTAAAATGTTCCAGCGATGGAAGTACACAAGCGAGAAGGCGAGCGAGTACAACAAGATCGTCCTCGCTCACAAGGAGCAGATTCTCTCGAAGCCGGGATTCAGCGGGCGCTGGTACTACGACGACATCCTGAAAGAGCACGACATGAGCTACAAGCAGATCATGGCGATGGCACGTCGGAACTACAATATGCCGGACGCCGAACTTCAGTCCTTCGTGGACGAGTGGCTGCTGCCGAATATGCTGGCGTCGTTCAAGACTGGCCGCGTGCAGGGATTCTTCGATGTTGCCACGCGGAAGCTGTATGCTGGCGGCGCAGACATGGCTTCCCTGTCTGATTACGTCGGTTCGATAACGCGGAACAAGATTCGCGGAACGTGGGGACACTCGAACGACTACTACAGCGCCAAGAAACACGGACCGACTGGCAAGCACAAGGAAGCATTCGCCAACTTTTTCGGTATGATGGGCGGAAAGGATCGGGAGTTCTTTGAATCGCTGCTGCGTGCGTGGGGGGCGGACAGATACCTCGACGACTTGCTCGGCGCGATGAAACTACTGGAGAAGGCCGGTGGCTGATCTACCTGAAGACCCTGTTGCAGACGCGGCGATTGAGTACCGCGAAAAATTCGACGACTTCCCGCCGTGGTGGGCTTTCCATTCCGGCGATCCGGCGAAGACGATGCGAGACGCCATCAAGAAGGGCGAGCCGCTGCGTGAAGAGCAGAGCGACGACGAGTTCGCCGTGAAGCATCTACAATAGACTCGTCTGAACGAGGGAGCAAAAATACAGGGCTGAAAAAAGTCGGTATAATTTAATCATGAAGCACACGTACTACATGCTGTCGGACTTCCCGCCGTGGCAGGTCTATCGGTGGCGTCTCGATCACAAGCGGAAGCTCGACGTCATCGAGCGGTATGACGCGACGAAGGAGCAGTGGGTCAGGCACGACAACGACCTGCTCCGTGGTGCGTTCATGGATCAGCAGGACGCATCGCTCTCGACTATCGCGCCAGTGACAAAAGAGCAAGCTCACAAGCTGACGGTCGAAGGTCCGCAATAAAACCCGCGCGCCTGTTGACTTCTTAGCTTTAAGGCGTATTCTTCAGTTCATCAAAGCCACCTAAACCAGAGCGGGAAGCTCCGCATGAGAGGGATTCCATGTCATTGAAGTACAAGATCGACGCAGAAGCATACGAGAAACTCGACGAGTCACAGCAGAGTTTCTACTCGGAAAAAGACGGGGACTATGTCCTCGATGTCGAGGGAGCCGAAGGCGAAGACGACGTCAAAGGTCTGAAGAAGGCGCTCGAAGCAGAGCGCGAAGCAGCCCGAAAAGCGCAGCGCCAGTTGAAGCAGGCGCAGGAAGCGAGTTCCGGGATTGACAAGGAGAAGTACGAAGAGCTTCTCAAAAAGGAGCAGGAAGCGGAAGAAGCGGCTGCTCTGAAAGCGGGAGAGTTCGAAAAGCTCAAAGAGCAGATGCTCTCGAAACACCGCGAGGAAATCGACAAGTGGAAGGGCGAAGTACAGCGTCGCGACACGCGGATCGAAGAACTGACCATCGAATCCGCCGTTGTGAACGAGTTGTCGAAGGCGGGCGGTAACGTAGAACTTCTGCGTCCGCACGTACGGAAACACCTGAAGCTCGACTCTGACACGCTGGAGATGGTCGTCCTCGACAACGATGGCTCGACGCCAAAAGTTGACGGGGAAGGAAAACCAGCTAAACTTGAAAGTCTGATAAGCGAGATGCGGAAATCAGATACGTTCGCCAGCGCATTCAAAGCGACTGAGCAGTCCGGTGGCGGGAGCGATCCGGGCGGTGACGGAAGCAGCGGTGGAGCAGGCAAGTCAGGCGGGACGCCGAAGCTGAGAACTGAAGGGCTAAAGCGTTCCACTATGTCGGAGCGTGAGAAGATCGACTTCCAGAGAGAACACGGGCTGGATGCCTTGCTTGAACTCCCTGAATAGATCACCCTTCAGCGACACTTACTAATCCGTTTTAAGGGAGAGGAACAATGGCTGAAGGCACACGCCAACTTTTTGCGTCCGTAGGACGCCTGCCTGAAGGTCTCATCTACCCGGAACTGGTTCACGGTGGTCTCGTTGAGACGCTCGTCCAAAACACGGACGCATTCAACGCCGCATCTGGTGGAGCTATCCGCCTCGTGAACGCACGTCGCCGGGGAGACTTCGCTCAGGAATCGTTCATCAAGAACGTGACTGGTCTCGTCAATCGTCGGGGAGTCGCCGGTTCGCCGGAAAACCCCGCCGTAACGTCGAACCCCGTTCCGATGAGCGAGCACGTCAGCGTCAAGGTCAACCGCCGTGTCGGTCCGATTGACCAGACGCTCGATTCATTCCGCAAGCTCGGAGAGAACACCGATCTGGAGATTCTGTCTCGCAAGATCGGCGTCCAGATCGCGAAAGCGATTCAGGTCGATCAGCTTGAAGCTGGTCTGACGTCTCTCGTTGCTGCGGTCACTAACGTCGCAGCCCTTACGAATGCTCCGTCTCCGGAGTCCGCGATCAGCACGAGCCGTCTCGTTGACGGTCTGGCGCTGTTCGGTGACGCCGGTTCCCGGATCAAAGTCTGGGTCATGCACTCGAAGGTGTACTACGATCTCGTGAAGGATCAGATCAGCGCGAACATCGACGGCATCAGCAACTTCAACGTCGCGAATGCCGCTCCTGTCACGCTGAACCGTCCCGTGCTCGTCACGGATTCGGCTTCGCTGGTCAACGCGGGCGTCTACACCACGCTCGGTCTGACGGAAGACGCAGTCGTCCTCGAAGATTCCGAAGAGGAATCGATGATGGGCGATCTGATCACGGGCAAGGAAAACCTCGTGGTCCGTCTGCAAGGCGAGTTCGCATACAACATCGGCGTGAAGGGATGCGCATGGGATGTTGCGAACGGTGGCGTCAACCCTGACGATACTGCTCTCGGTACGGGAACGAACTGGGACAGCGTCATGGACGACAACAAAGACCTTCCGGGCATCGCGCTCTACTCGATCTAATCGGGAGAGGGGAGAGGGAAGGGAGACTCCGGTCTCCCTTTTCTCTAATCACAGGAGCTTAAAATCATGGCAGAGAACAGAGCAAGCAAGCACGCGGTCATCTATTTCGAACAAGGTGCGCAGGCAGCTATGAAAGACCTCGCGGGGCAGATTCGCGGCGAAGGCGGAAAGACGACGCTGGTCTGGGCGAACCGCTGGCGAGGCGCAGAAAACCTGATCACCGAAGCTCGTGCCGTGATCATCCAGAAGGGATGCGCGAACGAAGAGAAGATCGTCGAGGCATACCGCAAGTATGGCGTGGACGTCGAGATTCACTTCGTCAATCAAGACGGCATCGGCATCGATGCCTACGAAGAGGAAGCCGCCGATGTTGCCATCGAAGAAACGAATCCCGAACCTGTTCAAGAAGAAGCCGCCGCAGAAGCCGCCGATCCAGCAGAAGACGTACCTGAAGCCGTCGGCTCTGAGGACGACGAACCCGAAGACGTATCCAGCGATCCAGTGTCGGACGCAGCGGGAGATGCTTCGGGAAGCGATGAAGAGGATCGACTGGAAGGCTGAGTACGGCGTCGCCATCCACATCGGGATCGAAGGCGCGATCCCGGCCATCAACGAGATTTCCGGCTGGCTGAACGAGCGGTTCGGTCAGGCACTTATCCTGATCGACTCGGGCGTCAAGAAGGACTCGATCCTGAAGTCCATAGCTGGCTCGGTATACCGCACGCCGCCTTCGGTCAAGGGGAACGTCAAGCTGTACGTGGACACGAAGGAGCTTCTCAATGAGAAGGGGAAGCTATCCTTCCCGGTCCACTTTTTAAGCGTGCCTACGGACGCGAGGGACGGTCTGGCGGACATTGTGACAGGAGTCAGCGGCGGAACCGTGATATTCGGCTCGGCGGACGCTTGCGCGGACGTCCTCGAAGCGGCATCATTGTCGGCACAGCCACTTTTCTACTGCGGCGGGATGCTGGCAGTGCGCGCAGCATAGAGGGAGAGACTCATGCCGATCACCGTAGACCCGGATTTTATCAGCCAAAACCGGGAAGTCTTCATAGACACGCAGCTTCGCCAGTTCCGCATCGTCACCGATGTAACGGCATCCCCGGCACAGTCGCCGCTGTCGCGCATTGACACGGACGGCGTCTCCGGGCAGGCCATCTATTCGTTCTTCAAGGAAGAATGGAAGAACGACGCCACACTGATTCCACATCCGTTCCCGATGATCGCCATCACGCCGGAGCAGTTCGAATTCATCAACGACTGGGAGCCGAAGAACGACACGACTCGCAAGTTGATCAAGACGGCAGGCTGGCGCGAGATCGACGAGTTCGACCGGCTGAAGAAAGAGTTCGCCGGGATCATCACTCTCGGCACGTTCGCCGAAGCGACCGATCAGGCGTACTACCAGCAGGGAACAGACACGACTGACACGGCAGCGGCCACGAACTTCGACCGCCCGGACGCGGTCAACGAGCCGCTCCTGATCTACGAAGAGATCGTTCCCGCAGACACCACATCGCCCGGACACACATTCGGGACGAATACAATTACCCGCAACGATGGCGGGAGCTTCTTGACTGACGGCTTCGCGGTCGGCGGACGTGTCGTCGTAATTGGCGACACGTCTTCCTCTCCGTCGAAGGATGGAACGTACGTCCTGACCGATGTTCAGGCGACCGTGCTCACGGTATCCGGTTCTCCGTGGACAGGCATCACAGGATCATCGCAAGACGCACGTCTGGCGAAGGAGTTCCGCAACGCTCTGACGCTGTTCCTGCGTGAAGGTTATTCGGCGGGACTGCTCACTGGTAAGACCTTCGACTCGGCTACTCTGACCGACATCGGTGTATCCGAGATGACGTATCAGGCGTACCGATTCCCGCTCACGAACGCGGCGGACCTGAAGGTGACGAACACCGACGGAACCATCGCGGCACGTTCGCCGGAAGTCACGATCACGTACTACTCGTCGCCGCAGACGTTCACTGGCTTCGTCGCTGACGCAGCGAGCACGAACTCGCCGCAGACGACAGCGAACTTCGGTATCGTCATCGATGCGCAGCAGTACACGGCGGAAGAAGTCTACGAGTTCGTTCAGTACCAGCTTCGCCAAGCTGCCGACATCAACGACGGCGGATCGCCGATCACGGTAGTCGCGGGCAACATCGCAGACGAGCTTCTGGAGTTCGTCGGTGACAGCTTGCAGACCTTGTCGGCGACGAACCCGCTCGGCGGCGGCACTGGCGTCTACATCACGAACTTCAACTCGAACGACACGAACCGCATCAGCTTCGCGGACAACGAGTTCGGGACCACGTCACGCAGAACCTTCCCGTTCGTCGCAGCCGGATCGATCAACTTCAATCCGAACCTTGTGTCGGACTCGATGGGCATGTTCTGGATGTTCTTCGAGTACACGGAGCGGTTCACTGGAGCGATCACGCTGACGGCTGGCTCTCCGGTCGATAGCGCAGTGCTCGATATGCCGTCGATGGACTTTGTTGCCGAACTTGCTCCGGGCGATTACATCGCACTGGACGGCTTCGTCAACGAGAACAACAACGGCGTCTATGTAGTTGACTCGTTCAATGCGGGCGTTTCGCCGCAGACGATCAACGTGACGAAGTGGGACGGCGAGACGCTGACCACGGAGACCAGTCCGGGAACGGCGACGCTCGACAAGAATCCGATCAACTCTCCGGACGCGATCATCGTGGATTCCGCTGGCGCATTCTCGCCGCTGCCGATTCAGGGAGCGATCACGGGATCGAGCATCAGCTTCGACTTCGACTACGACGGCAACGTGCAGGGCGGTCGAACTCCGGGCGGCTCGAACGACGCGAACATTCTGCTCCGTGCAATCGGACTGGAGACTGCGCAGTTCGTAGAAGCGACCGGAACGATCACTCGGAACACGGGCCTCTCGTTCACGCTGACGGCAGGTCTCGAACGTAACTACAGCAACCCGTAAGGCTGGAAGATGTGTTCGGACTTTGCATTCACTACGATCCGCATCCGCAGCGACGCGAATGGTGGAGCTACGTCGCGGGCTGGTACGGCGTAGAGAATATCTGGGAGATGGGACAGCCGGACGACATAGAACGGCTGTCCCGATTCCTTCCAGAGCCGATCAACTCGTTCGACGAATTGCCTGATTCGAATCTGGTAGTTCTACAGCCAGAAGCGGGACGCTACGTTCAGGGCGTCACTTCCCTGCATCAGTACACGCATCCGGAAGACGCGATCTACTGTTTCGGCTATGATCACGCCAACATGGAGCCGTTCGACAGGGAAGCCGATCTGGTCTACATCCCGACGGCGAAGTTCGAGATGCTCGCGGCGTTCGCTGCAACTGTGGCGCTAGAGCATAGGAGATGGCAGTGGGATCGATAGTCGATAATAGAACGCTAGTCGATGACGCCGAAGGCACGGTGTACGACGATCTCGCTGGCGGCGCGGCTGGCGTAGCCGACACTGAAATCTTCATTACCGGCACGCAGTCGCAGGGCTACGACTCAACGACCACGCGCGACGGGCTGCTCCATGACGCAGGCACAGCGCAGGACTGGTCGAACAACGTCTTCTACATCTGGTTCAACTCCGGCGTCGCTGGTCTGCTGGAGACACAGATCAACGGCGGCATCACAGTCCGCTTCTGCGGAGCAACGGTCACGGACTGGTTCGAGGTCTTCGTCGCAGGCTCGGACACGTATTCGGGCGGCTGGAAGATGTTCGTCGTGGACATCGAGCGCGCACGCGACATCGCGGTCAACGCGACGGAATCTCCCACACTGGGAGCACAGAACGGAACTCCACCGGCAACGAACGCGATCCGCTACGTCGGCATGACGTCCATCACGTCGGCAACGATGCCTCGAATGGTGGACAACACATGGATCGACTCGATCTGGCGTGTGGCGAAAGGCACGCCGGGGATCATCGTTCAGGGACACTCGTCTCCGGGCGTTCCGTACAACTGGGACGACATCGAGTTCGCTGGAACGAATGGCGATCCGAACAAGGCGTGGGGAGTGATCCGGAAAGAGAACGGTATCTTCACGATCAACACGCCGATCCAGTTCGGCAACAACGGCTCCCCGGTCACTTCCCCGGCGAACGATCACGACTTCGAAGATTCGAACGTCGTCGTCGCATGGGAATCGAACATCGTCTACGACGACTTCTACAAGCTGACGGTCGTCGGCGATCCGGCAGGGACGCAGAGATTCGTACAGGGCGTCGCGGGATCAGCAGGGCAGGGCTTGACCATGCTGGCAGCAGTGGACGGTCCCAGATGGGACTTCGAGGCGACTGACGTGGATATTGATCTCGTCGGTCTCTACGGCTGCTCGTTCACGCACTCCGGAACCATCGACATCGACAATCCGCTCGTGGATATGCTGGACTCGCTCCTGATCGACGGCGAGAGGCTCTACCATTCGACGGCGGCATCACCACGCGGCGGCGCAGACTTCCAGCGGAACTCGATCATTCAGGCGGCTCCGATCTACGGCGAAGCCTCGCCGATTGCGCTCCAGTCTCCGGCGAACAGGGCGTATCTCTGGACGTCGGACCCGGACAAGATCATCGACTGCACGTTCAACTATTCGCGCGACCATGCGATCAGGATCGAGAACTGGCAGACGGGCGCTGGCAATCTGGGCTTCGCGGGCAACGTCTTCGACGGTCCGTGGGTCGAAGGTAATTCCCCGGCTGGAGAGCAGACGCTAGACGCGGCGCTCTGGGTCGTCGGCGGCGGTCTAGTGATGGACATCTCTGGCGGTGGCAATACGCCGACAGTCTTCGACACTGGTTCGCCGATCACGGTTCTGAACAACAACATCAGCGTCACGATCACGAACCTGATTCCGGGGACCGAAGTTCGCGTGTATCCGTCGCAGAACTTCAACTCACCGAACGATCTGACAGAGATCGGCGGCGTCGAATCGACCGGCTCTCCTTCAGAATTTACCTTCTCCGCTGCGGCGGGGCAGATCGTGGACATTGTCGTCCTGAACCGCGACTATGTTCTTCCGCCTGCGAACAGGATCAGGGACTTCGTCGTGCCGACAACGGACACGAGCTTCCCGGTCTCGCAGATCATCGACAGAAACTACAGTAACCCATAATGGCAGGCTCTCCACTAGCATTCGACTTCGACTTCACGAACCTGATCATCTCAGGGAAGTTCGATGGCACGTTCTCGGCGCAGAGCGATCTCTATTCTGACTGGAAGGAACTCGTCGCTGTGAATCAAGACGGGATCGCTGCCGCTATGCCGCCAGCGTTCATTGAGTCGAAGTCCGGGAAGTTCAGTGTCGGCGGATCAGTGGGCGGCAATCCTATCGGCGGCGGGCAGTTCGTCGCTCCATACTTCTTCATCAACAACGTGGACGGCTGGAGATTTCGTCCGGCAGAGCAGAACGGCGAGACGAACATCGACGGCAACTTCTTCCCGCTCGATCCGGACACGCCGTTCATCATCCCGACGGTCGGGGCATTCACACATCTCGTCCGCGTCACAGTGTCTCCGCAGGCGGTCCTGATCACAGGATCGGGCGGCGGACTGACTGCGGCGCAGGATCAGCTTCTTCAGGACATCCACGGGCAGACGCAGCGGCGCGTCTACATCAACACGGAAATCTCTCCGGGCGGGACGGCTGGATACCAGCAGGCTCCGTTCAACAATTTCACAGCGGCGGTGGATTACGCCGAAGCGAACGGGCTGCAAGTGCTCGCGCTGGAAGCGGACGCCACGGTGGATCGACAGTTGAAGAACTTCGAGATCGACGGCATCGGCGGACTGCCGCAACTCGATCTGAATGGTCAGATCATGGATGGCTCGACGGTTCGGAGATGCCGCATCTCTGGCGCGCAGGGCGCGAACGGTGGACCGGGGCAGTTGATCGCGTTCGAGAGCGCGTTCGACAATGTCTCGAACTTCGACGGCGCGGCGAATCTGTGCGGCATCATCGGGACCATCGGATTCAAGAACGGCACGACGTCGCTCTTGAACGAGCCGCTCCCGTTCGTGGCTGGCGGGACGGTCACGATTGATCTGACTCCGGCGCAATCGCCTGATCTGGGTCCGTCAACTGTGGGACTCCAGAATGCTTCCGGGGCGTATCGGGTCATCAACATGGACGATCCGGGCGACGCGCTACACATCACCATGAAGCAGGG